CTGAATCTGACGGCTGTTGGCCAGATGCAGCGCGCGGGAGCTATATGCGTTAAGCTCATCCTGCGGCGACAGCATCGAACGCGTCAGGCCATAGCGCTGATTATCGATGTCGATGAAGCACGACCCCATAACGATAGGACAGCAGGGCGCGTTGTTGTCATTCAGATACGGCGACACGTCCTGTTCCAGCACGCCGCCAACATAGAACACGCTGCGCATCCACTCGCCGCGCTCCAGGTGGTACAGCTCCACGACGTACAAACGACGCTTGGCCTTGTCGAGCCAGTTGGTAGAAATCTGGTCGGGCTTATCCGGTCGATCCAGGCCCATGTCTCCGCCCCAGCCTGTCCCCGTGTAAGAGTTGGCTAGATCGTCGGCAAAGTGCGGATACATGGCCGCAACGTCGCCTTCGTACATCCATTTGCCTACGCCCTTATAGGCCGCATCTGCAAAGTCAGCTTGACGGGCGCGCGGATCATAAATCCACTCGTCCTCCATGATGCGGGTGATGAGCGGATCGTTATTCTCATCTACCCCGACGATAGCGCAGGAGATACCCTCAATCAGATGGTTTTCTGCAACGTCGATCTTGGTCTTGTGGAATTTATTTTTATCCCCGACAAAGCGCAGGGCCTTGGTCGCAACGTCAGCCTGCTCCTCATTCTGAGGATTGCGAGGGAACGCCTTTGGATCAACGCGGGCCTGCTGCAACACGCCAAGCAGGCCATTGATCGCGGGCTTGATCTCATTGCGGATGACGCGAGGCTGACGAGAGCGAGTGAGAGCCCGGACCTTCGGAGCGTCAAGCTGGTCGCCATCGTAATAGCGCCGACCACGCTCGCCAATGTCACGGCTGATCTGCGTGCCGTCCCGGAAGTCGTCAACGTATTTCTTGAGCGGAGACGGGTCGATCTGGCGAAGGCGATAAAGCTCAGCCTCAATCGCGGCCTCTTCTTCGGTCAGGATGACTTCTTCGTCAGCCCATTCGCCTAGCGCCAGATCAGTCATTCGGTTTTGCCGTTCAGAGTGTTGAGCAGAAACGCCGCAGCATTAACGGACGTGTGCGCTTCATAGCGCGTCATGCCCATTTTTGCTAGGATGCGCTCTTGGGCTTGGCGACGCTGCTTGCGGGTTGGGCTGGCTTTAGTCATGATGGGCGTGAACCAAATGCGTTTTCTTCGTTAACAAAGGCGGAGCCTTCGGCGTTTGCCTTCAAAAGCTCAAGGCCAAAGCTTGAGCCTGTGTAATGCCACGGATTTCCAAGCGATCCGGTGTAGTGCCTTGTCGGCTTGCTCATAAGCTTCACGCCATCCCAAGAAACAGTAAGCATGTCTGGACGCTGACTATCGCACCAGCGCTCAACTAAAAGACCAGACGGCTTCCCGCTTTTAAGCCTGCACAGCTCAATCATCCCATCGCCTCCAACTGCGCACGAATAGCATTGGCCCGCTCGGTCTGCCCCTCAACCCCGTCGATCTTGGCGAGGATGCGGGTCAGGTCTTCTTTCGACTTCTCGGTGGCCATCGGCGTGTCTTCGCCAAGAACGGCCCCGGCCAAGCGAAGGACCTCTTCATCGGTCGCCTCGCCTGTCGCAAGCACGTGACCGGCAACGGATCGGATGGGGGCTTTGGTCATTGATTTTCCTCAGGCAGCTTACGGCATTCCACGACAGGAAATATTCCATACCAACCGGTCAATCTCTCACCGTCTGCAAGGCCAAACACAACTTTATAAAATTGCGTATCCTGCTCGGTGGCTGGCCTCCATAGACATGCCTCACCCATAGAAACCTCCATCGTCATGCTCTTCGCGGCTCCTGCTGTAGCGGTCGCTTGGTTTGTTAGTATCTACGATTTCGCTGACCGGAACAATGGCCGGATGCGCCATGTCTAGAGCACGGCCCATGTTAGACGCCGCGTCAACCTCATCATCATGCTTTCCACCTGGGAACGCGACGTATTCGTTAATGATCTCGTCGCCCTCCATTCCGGCGCGAATATAGACCTCACCCATGGTGGCTTTAGCCTGGAATGGTTGAGCCTTGTTCGCCTTATCACCGCCCTGCGTGCTGATCTCTTCGATCCGGCACCTGATTTTATGCTTGCGCATTGCGGCCCTGACGAATGGAGCTGACGACTTCCAGTTGTTGTCGTTCTCAGGGAACCAGCAAAGAGGCTTCCATTTCTTGATGAGCGGCAACGCTCCCTGATCCGCTACCGTTTGTTCGCCGGTTCGCTCGTCCAGCTTGACGCCCATCGCCTTGTCAATCGTTCCCTGGACGCGGTAGCCGTCCACTTCCCACAGGTTCTGATCCTTATCGACGCCCCACACCCTAAACACGTTCCAGTCGCTGTCCTGCGTTCCGCCTGGAGCGTGATCGCTCGTCATGTAGTAGTTCAGGCGGACGGGGCGTTCAGACACTCGATAGCGTTTGAACCAATCGCGCTTAAAGAACGTCCCTTCAGGCGCTGAAGGCTTCTGTTGATAGAGGCTTGTCCAGGTTCGGTTGTTCTTCTGGAACGGCTTCCAGTGATCTAATGTAAACCATTCTGGCCAAAGGGTTTCTCCGATCTCTCTGCCCAACGGGTCATCATGACGATCTGCAATGGCTGGAAGACACACGACGTGCCACACGCGACCATCGCGCCCCTGAAACACGCCAGTCTCACCCGACCATTCTTCCGGCAAAATGCGACCGGCAGGGTCATCGGCGTGCCAGCGTGTAAGGATCATCACCTGGGGCGCGCCGGGGATCAGGCGGGAGCAGAAGTCATCAACATACGCGTCCCACGTCTTGTCGCGGATTGTCTGCGATTCTGCGGCCTCACGCCCTCGGATCGGGTCGTCAAGGATGCCAAGCGCCGCCCGGTTGCCAGTCAGTCCAGATAGGATGCCACCCGCCATGAACTCTGAGCCGTTGCTCATAGCCCACTGATCTACAGCGCTCGTCGTGTTGCTGAGCGTCACGTCCATAAGGCGCTCAAAGCCACGTGACTTGACCAGCGTTCTAGCGCGCCTCCCCTGCTTGGCGGCGATGTCCGAGGCGTAGGATGCGAGGATAACGTTGCGGCGCGGCTTGCGGGCCATGTACCAAGGCACGAACACAACGTCGGCATATGTGGACTTGGCGGACCCTGGCGGCAGCAGCAGCATCAGGTTCGGAACGCTGCCGTCTTCAACGCCCTGTAGCTTGCGTAGAACCAGCTCATGGTGCGCCACAAGCTTGCCGAGCTTCATGACGCTGAAGCCGTCCTCGTCGCTCTCGTCGGATAGCGGAACGGTCGGAATATCAACCAGACAGGCGAAGTCGCAGACGTTGCGCTGAGCCAGCAACTGACGCGCTCGCATGACGTGGGCTGCTGTTATCTCCATCCCCCACACATAGCGAAACCCCCGCTCCGGGGCAATGGAGCGGGGGTGGTTAGCAGAATTCCTTGCGATATTCTGGCGTGAATTTTATTCGATCTGGCCGAGGTTTAGGACCCTTCATTAAGGTCTCGACCTGCTCTAGATTTCTAGCCTTAGTCCATCCTGGTGGAATTAGAGGAAACATCACTCACCCTCGCCTTCTCGGCTTGCCCGAAAGATAATAACGCCGTCGTCACTTTCTCCGGGATTATATGGCCCGTTATCGACAGAAGGAACGATCTCGAACTGCATGTCGTGGATAAGTCCGCAGCCGCAGCATTGGAGTCTGTACCCTGGAAGCGGGTGAATCCAGTCCGACCAACCGTCGTCGTTCTGGTACATGATCTCCATGCCCTCGGGGCTGTGTGTAGGTTTTCCGGCCATCACTCCCCCCTCAACTCAGCCGCCACCCGCATATGAGCGGGAGCGCCGGTGTCTTCTAGGATGGAGGCGATGGCTGCAATGACGATGTCTGGGTCGTAAATCGACACGTCTAGTGCGTCATCAACCGCCGTCCGCACCTTCTCCCGCAGCGTCAGTTCCTCGGTCATTGGTCGTGTCCTTTTCATTGAGGATGGCGTCGATCATGGTGGTGAAGTCGCAATCAAGAAACTCCGTCCTGTAGAGTTGCCCGCGTTGCTTGCCGATAAATTCGGTTGGCAAATCACGCACCGCCATCAGAACGGCGTGGGCGATGTCTGCCGCGCTGATTTTCTGCTCTTCAGTTGCCGTATCGTAGTCGATGGCAAACTTACCGGCTACAGCCCTAGCCGCTCGCTCAAGTGCGGTCATGGCTGGGTGGCTTTCGCGATGGCTGCTTTAGCCGCGTCTTGCAGATCAAGGTGTTCATCCGACGCAATGCACCCCGCCTCTTTCTCTGCGTAGGCCAGCATACCAATCAGCGCCTCCAGCAAACATGGCGCGGCGGCTATTAGGCGAACGTTGGCTTCATCGACTTTCCAGAAGTCGCGGCGCAACTCTTCCATGTGGGTGGCAGCCACAACCTTGTGCTGCGGTTGGTCTGGCGACCAGTAGTGGCGCACCTCAAAGCTGACATCGAGGCCGCGCAAGTAGTCGATGCGCTGAACCGCCCAAGGCCCCGGCGCATGCCCCGCCATCACTTACCCCCTCGGGCTGCGAGCATGGCGTCGGCGAGTTCGTAAGCTGTGACGGCGAACTTGTCCTTGTTCGCCTTGTAGTCTGGATTGGCGCACAGCCCCGTCAGCGCCGCCATAGCGAACTGATCGCGGAGTGTTGGAGCGGAATGGTTTATACCTCCACCCGACCACTCAATGCCACCAGGAATGAAACCATCATCTAACATCATCATCTCTCCTCTTTCTTGCACCACCATACGACAGGATGTGGAATGGTCAAGCGGTTTCGTCTAGAATGGCCCTCATTAGAGCTTCCGGGATTTGCGAGACAATGGCGTTTCTGAGTGTGTCAGTTCGGTCCACCGATCTTTGAAGCCCATCATCCATTCCTCGAAGCGCGGAGAGTGCAGCTTTCCAATCTCCGTCTTGCGAAACGGGTTTGAGGAACCGCCCCACTCGTCCAAACGACCCGAGACGTGGTTTTTCCCGTGATTGCTCGTCCCGCTGGGAGTAGGCAGCAACCCAGACGCGAAGCCGTCTGTGGGGAAGACCAACGGCGGTCGCCGGTATGCAATCCCATTCCGCATCATACCGCTCGGCGGCCACCTCCCCGAGTATCTCGCAAAGCCCTCGATTGCACAGGGCCGCCACGTTCTCCAGCATGAAGAGCTTTGGTCGAACCAGGCGAACGGCTCGCATAGCCTCCCGCCACAGTCCTGAACGGGCTCCGGACAATCCGGCGCGCTTGCCAGCGTTGCTGAGGTCTTGGCAAGGGAAACCAGCTGTAACGACATCTGCATCCGGGAAGTCCTCAACCTTGGTTATGTCTCCAAGGTTTGGCACATCGGGCCAATGCTTCTTGAGGACCGCTGATGGGTATGGCTCGATCTCTGAGAAGGCGACGGTTTTTACGCCCGCGCGTTCAAGGCCAAGAGCGAAGCCGCCTATTCCACTGAACAGGTCTATTGATCGCACTTGATCGCCTCTGGAGAGTAGCAAGCACCTCCGCCGATTTCGAAAAGATCTCTCGCGGCCTGCGCAGCTTCGGCCATCGTATCAAAGCGACGCTCAATCTGTAGGCCGTTAGCGTCGGTCCCGTTCAGAGTCCAAACAACCTTGGTCATCTCAATCCCTCCTCTTCTCCCTCCACCATACCCCCCCCTTTTCCAATGGTCAAGCGCCAATCTCACTCCAGGCTATTCTGCCCTGAAAAACTCTCCGTGCATGGATTTAGCAGCCGCCAAATATGCTTGATAGGCCTCCTCTGGGGAGGCAAACCGGCCTAGCCGATGTATCTTTCCGCCGCTCGTAATCTGAGCCCTGTAGCGTCCGCTCTCTTTTTCCAGGTAAACTCCCTTATAGCCGGATGCGTTGTTTTTATGTTTGCGCCTGTTTTGCATGTTTTGAGAGTGGGTGGCAGTTCTCAGGTTTGACCTTCTGTTGTCTAAACCGTCGCCATTGATGTGGTCGGTCATCATTTTGTCGGGTGTTTTGTTCACGACCCTGTGCATAAACACCCTATATGTCTTACCGCCGAAATACTCGTATCGAACCGCGTAATTTCTCGAATCGTTGCACGTCACGCTCCATACAAATGGAGACACCAAATGGTAATCACTCTCGTCTACCAGTGCGATCAACCCGTTTTTTAGGGGAACTGTTACGGTCTTGTTTTCCATAACCCATACGTTCGCACATCAATCCGCCCCGGGCAAGCGAAAAACCCGGCACCCGAACTAACGGACACCGGGGCTATGCGAGGCCAGGATTGATACTGGCTGTCCGATCACACTGCGGTTGCGACCCGCGCCTATTTTCAGATCGGTCATTAGGCGGACTATGCACTTCCATCAGTGCTGCTCGCATTCTCGTTACGATTACTGTGTCCGCAAACCCCTTTGGGACACCACCACCATACGCGATCAGGCTGGCGGGTCAAGGCCGTCCACATTCCAGGCCATTATAGCTCTGTGTTCGTAGTTCTGCATCAGCGGACCTCGAGCACGGCATTTGTTGCAAACCACTTGATAGTTGTCCCCAACGCGCCTGTAATTCCCGCGTCGAATCGCATTGCATTTAGCCTTGCCGCCACAAAACCGGCACGGCTTGATTTCGACGGTGTCCATCACCCCTCCTCCACCCTCAACGCCGCAATCTCCCGCAGCGCCGATTCGCTCAGCCCCTCAACCTTGATCGAGCCTTGCGACTGGATGGGACCACCCTCTGGGCCGCTCATTTCTGTGACAATCTTGTCTTGCCAGCCGTGGTTGGCTTTCAGGTCGAATATGATGCCCGTGCAAGCCGGGTTTGCCAGTCGCTGGTGCCTGTCGTCCTCGATCCGAAGCCGCGCCTTTTTAACCGTTAGGGAAAACGGCTCTTCGTAACTCTCGTAGTTGCTAAAGGATTGCTTGTCTACGAACCCCAGGTGAAGACACAGCCCCGATAGCGTGGGGAGCTTTCCCTTACCCTCAACCTCAGCGAAATACTCCTCTACGGCCAGTGCAAACACGACTGGATCGGGGTAGGCGCGCGGTCGTCCGGTGGTCTTAGCCTCGCTCACGCCTCACCCGCCATTCCTGCAACAATCCGTTCAATAGGCACGTAGTAGGGACCTTCCCATTCGCCGATCAGGCGGCAACCGATCTTCTTTCGGCCATCAGTCACCACGGCGATGTCCATGCCGTAGAAGTTGCTGAGCTGATCCTTGTAGCCTGCGTTGCCCAACGCCACGACACCACCAGCACGAAGCTCATCGTATTTCTGGCGAAGGACAGTTCCAGGCTTAGGCTTGCCGTCGCTGTTGCGAGAGGCCGCGCCCTGCTTTTTGCCCTTCATGGCTGAGATGCTTGTAACCGCCGTCATTTTCAAATCTCGTTTTCGACCGCTGGCCTTGCGCCGTAGCTCTTTGCTCAGGATCGGTTGATGATGTTAGCGCGTTTTCTTCTCGGCCTCAAGCCAAGCCTCTTTGGCCTTCGTGGCTTCTGCTAATGCCGCTTTCCAGCCTTCGATACGTTCTCCGCGTTCTCCAGTGTCTTGGGCCGGACCAGGTCCAACCTTGTAACCGAGACGCGTCGCCCTGTCCTGTATCGCCATGTAAGCGCCTTCCAACCGTTTGGCCTCCAACTCATCAGCCGAAGGCTCTCGCCAAGCCCTGATCGCGTTCAGCATGGATTCCCGTGGCGATGAGAGGTTACGGCAAGCCTCCTCAATCTCCGCAGGAGCAGGGAACCACGATCCGTTAGCGCGAGGTTCCATGATGAATCGCCGAACTACCTCCTTGGCGATGTCTGCCGGATGCTGCGTCAGGACGTGAACGTAAATATCCAGCGCCATGTCGGCTGAGTCTTGGCTGTTGCTGCGCCGAGCAAGCACGGTATGCATCTGCGCAACCATCAGCTCGGCATCAGAACGGGAAGTCGAGGTCATGGCCGCTTCGACCTTCCGAAGGGCTGCCGGTAACGACTCCTTCGATAGCCCCTTCAGACCAGTTGCAACCGTCACCTGATACGGCTTCCTGCCCTCCGGAAACATCCACTCCTTGCTCTCGCTCACGGCGACGCCTAGCGATGACATCAGCGAATGACGTATCGCCGCGTCCACTTGATCCGGCGCTTTGCCGCTGAGCCACTCTCGGGCTTTCAGGTTCGTCTGTCCATCGCTCTGCGTTAAGCCACGTTGCGGGGTGCGGGACGAATCCGTCGGTCCAGGTTCTCCAACCGCGTTGAGCATGGACTGCGGCGACAAGCGTTGCATGGTCTGTTTTCTCCAGTGCCTTGGCGTATGCCTTCAGGGCTTGGGGTTTGGCTTTTTTGTTCGGGTAGGCTTTCCAAAAATCATCGAACAACTCGGTCTTCTTTGGATAAGACGTAGTCTTATCTTTCTTACTATCTGATTCTGGTTCTGAAGAATGGCATGGCAAATCGCTGGCATTTGCCGCAGCCGCCTTCTTATCTTTCAACGACTTAGCTATCCCACCCTGAGTTCCAGAAACGCTACGTTTGATCGACTTTTCTTGCGCTTTTTCGAGTTCAAACATCAGCCTTTTGTGTGTGATTTCCTCACCATCGACTGAAAAGAACCCGACCACTTCAGCTTTGATTTTCGCCCAGCGGGACGAAGTGCAGCCTGTGATCCTGGCAAGCTTCTTGTCTTCATTCGGCAAGCGCCCGCCAGCCCTCCACATGGTCATGAGGAGCAAAAGATACGCGCCGTGTTGTTCGGTTGTGAGGTGCCGCGTGTCGCCTAGATAATCAGCGACATAAAGCTGCATGAACGGCTGGCTCACGCTGAAACGTTTCTTGAAACGTTGCACGGGTTGCGGTATATCCGCTTGGTCACGTCAGGCTCCTTCAAAGCCGGTGGCAAAGGGCGGGGATCGACGCGACTTCCCTGAAGCGTCTCCCTGCCCGCCCATTCTTAGCACCTAAGAAGCCAAAGAACAACGCAAAGAGCGCGGCGGGATACTCCCTGCGTATGGCGTGGGATTCGGAGAGCTGGACCGCTTCAAAATGATAGGATCAGCAATCCCGGTAAGCCGAAACTTCTCTTTCGCCACACCGTAGAGAACGCCCGTGTGATCCTTGTTCAACATACGGCCAGCCTCGGTCGATGACTTACCCATGACGTTGACGATGTGCGCCATGAGCATCCAGCGCGCCGAGACAACGGACCGCTTGCGGCTTTCACCCCGCACTTGCTCCAGAGACACGCCTGTAGGCTCTAGGATAGCCCGTAGAGCCTCATCCGTCCTGAACTTGGGTGTTACCCCTTCTGGACCCAGGAACAGCCAGTCTCGGCCATTGCTGTCCACCCTGTAGAAATGCCCGCTCATTTGGTTCTCCTCGGCACTACGCTGCCGTCAAATCGTTTTGTGAGATTGGTCTGAAAGCCGCGAGACTGCATCCGCGATGGCTTGCGGGTTAACGGGTCCGCTTTCTTTTCGAGGCGCTTGGCCTTGGCGATTGAACTAACGTCTGCTTTCGTTTTTGCCTTGTGCGGATCGCAGAGGGCTAGGCGAAGGTTGTCATCGTCATTCGTGCCGCCGAGCGCGAGGGGGATTACGTGCTCTACGTCCCACGCATCCCCCGGCACGATCTTGGCCCCGCTCAGATAGCAAATGCCGTCATACAGGGCGAATAGCCTAGCGCGCTCCTTCTTGGAGAAGGTCTTGCGCTTATGGATTTCGACAGGATCACGCACGCTTACCGTTGTGCGCCATTTCGATCTCCAGCCGACGAGCCGTGTTCTTGGCTAGTGCTTCGATCAGGTGCGAAGATTTTTTCTTCTGGCGTTTGGCTGCGTCAATCTCGACATACAGCGCCTCGCGTTCCCAGCACAGATTGAACAGTTCGTCGTTCCATGTTTGGTCGATGGAAGGCTCAGAAACTTTTTTCTTTCCGAAGAAATCTGCAAACCACTTCATTTGATTCTCTCGTATTTGATGGTTGTGACGATATGCTTGCGAACGCCGACCAACTCACACATTCGAGCGGTAGGGGCGCGGCCTCCGAGGACATCGCAGAGAACGGTTTTGTTTACCCCGTTCTGCCGAGCCCATTCCGTCTGCGATAGATTGCCGATGGATCGCACCAGTGCTTTACGAACTTGATCTTCTGTCATTGAACCTCCTGAACTTTCGCCACAGTGAACAAACTTTCTTTGCGGGTCAAGCCGAAGTTTGAGCTTGCGTGGTTTGTTTTGTCGTGCGTATATAGGGGAAGAAAGAGGAGAATAATTATGACACACGGAAAGAGCGTCGTCGTGCCGTTGTCTGGCGCACCCTACGGCGACGACTTCCTGCAAGCCATCAACGGCTTTGCAACCGGAGGATCTACGCGCTGCCGTGACGCCATTGAGGAAGCGGGGGCGTCGGTCGCCTTCGGCGCGCTGTCGGGGGGAGACTATACGATGGTGCTGGCAGAAAAGCAGCCTTTCGAAGCCTTCCCGGCGCTAGCGCAGCATATCGAGCGCATGGCCGTTGGAGGATCTGTCGGGTCGCTGATCGAGTGGGACGCCTTCCTGCGCGAACTGAACGCCGCCATCGCAGCCGCCCCCGCCCCGTCATCGCTGGCGGGTGGTTCGTTCGGACGGGACCAAAGCACACTGGCCGACCTGACGCGGACGCTGGAAATGTGCGAGCGCGGAGAGGGTCACAACCCTGAAATGGTCTCGGTCCACGTCTCCACCTTCCGCGACCTTCTCGCCGCCCTATCCCCGGAAGCCCCAGCCGAGGGGGCGGGGGAGCTTCTGCCCTGTCCGTTCTGCGGCGAGGATACGGCCAATGCTTATGTATTCGCCCGCCCCGGCGTCACTGCTTGCGGTGAAAGAGGCAAATGGCACGGGATAAAGTGTCATCACTGCGGAGCGGAAGGCGCCACATCGAACAATGCAGAGAAGACGGCCCAGATGTGGAACCGACGCGCCCGTTCGTCTGCGCCGGAAGCCCGCGATGCAGCCAATTAAATCAGACGGACGCATAGCCATCGCGATTGATGGCGTTCCGATGCGTGACGAGGGCGGATACTACTGGCCTATGTCCGATATTGGCGCATGGGCGTGGGAACGTATCTTTCGCGATCAAGGCCATACGAAATGGGCTGACGAGGTAGCAGCGGCAGTTGCCGAGGCTAAGAAACAGAGAGGAGAAGACGATGAGTGATAAGATTGATGGATCGCCAAACATGGCGACGTGGGAAGCGCTTTGCGTTACGGACCCGGCCCACACAAAGGGCTTCAAGCGGGCCGGGGGCTTCTCAGGGACGGCGGTTAAGCCGCAATGGGTGGTGCGCCGCCTTACGGAACATTTTGGCGCTGTTGGCGTCGGCTGGGGCATGGGTGAGCCGTCGTTCCAGATCGTTCCGACAGGACAGGAAGTCCTTGTCTTCTGCAAAGTCAGCGCGTGGCACACTGATGAGACTAACGTGTTCTGGGGCGTCGGCGGCGATAAGGTGGCTGTGCAGCGTCAGTCTGGTATGTTCACCGACGACGAGGCCTTCAAGAAGGCATACACCGACGCCGTCATGAACGCCTTCAAGTTCCTGGGTGTGGCCGCTGACGTTCATATGGGTCTGTTTGACGACAACAAGTATGTGGCGGAGGCTAAGGAGGCCTTTGCCCAGCCCAAGAATCCCACCGTTTCTGTCCAGCCTGAGGGTTTGGACTGGTACGGGGCTTCTGGAACCGGAATGTCGGCCTACGCGGCCAAGCAGAAGAAGCTTGATGTCGTTCATGACCAGTGGCGGCAGGAGATTGCTTCTATTCCCACAACGGAAGCATTGCAGGTATGGGCCAGAAACCATGATGAAGAAATCAAGGCCCTCCCTTGGTCTTGGCGCGTGGAGATTCGCGAAGAGTGGGACGCACGAAAGGCAGAGCTATGAGCGGCCATACAAAAGGGCCTTGGTTCCTTGAGGGTGAGGGTGACTTCCGCGAAATCAGCGCGCCTGAACATCAGGCACTCGCCCGCGTCGTCTGGCAGATGGAAGACGACCGTATTTGCGGAGAAAGCTCACCGACACAGGAAGCCAACGCCCGCCTGATAGTCGCCTCTCCCGATATGCTGCACGCCCTCCGCCTAGTTCGCGCTTCGACAGAATGGGCCTGTATGGAATCCTCAACGCAAGACGCTGTTTTGGCAGCAATTAACAAGGCAGAGCTATGACCGACAGCATTCCTAACAACCAGCTCAAGTCCATCGTTGACCGCCTGGAGCGCATCAACGAGGAAAAGGCCGCAGCTCGCGACGACTATAATGAGGTGTTAGCTGAGGCCAAGGCTAATGGATGGGATCAAGGGGCGTTACGACGACTGATCCGCCGCCGAGCCAAGGACCCGTCAAAGCGTGAGAATGAAGACGCGCTAGACGCACTTTATCAGTCGTCTGTTGGCGATCTGTGATACACTGAACGTGCGTTAAATGGCCCTTATGGGCGGACAGATAGGAAGGCTGACAGATGGCATACGAAAAGAAGAATGGCGACCTTGCTGTGTTCAAGAATGACCGCAAGGAAAAGGACAGCCACCCCGACTACACGATCTCTGGGCTTGGCCTCGATGGCTTTCCGATCAAGGGGGCGCTGTGGCTCAAGGAAGACCGCAACGGCAAGAAGTTCATGGCCGGTAAGATCGAAATTGATCAATACCTGATCGACAAAAACCCTGATCAATTTCGTAGCTCGGGTACTCGATCTGTGGCCGGGGGCGGTGGCGGTGGAGATTATCAGGAATCGGGCGGGCGCGATCTGCGCGAGAAGGCCTATAACATTCTAGATGATGATCTACCGTTCCTGATCTGGTAGCCAGCCGTGACCGACCAGATAACTCTAGCCCTGACTTCTTCGGATGTCAGGGCGAAAGCCGTTAAATGGTGTCAGGGATGCTCTGACGGCACGCGGGTTACGTTTGAGGGGCCTAAGCGGTCCTTAGACCAGAATGCGGCTATGCACGCGGCTCTAGCCGACATTGCCAAGCAGAAAGACTATCACGGGATTAAGCTATCAACGGACGATTGGAAGTTGGTGTTCCTTGACGCGCTGATACGTGAGGTGCGCGTCGTGCCGAACCTGGCTGGTAATGGCTTTGTTAGCCTTGGCCGGTCGTCCTCACGCCTTAGCAAGCAGGAGTTTAGCGATCTGCTGGATCTGATCTATGCGTGGGGCGCTCAACATGGCGTCGAGTTCCGCGATCCTAGGCCGCCTCAATAACGATGTGGACGCACGCACCAGGGCCGCTAGGACGACCTGACCACCGAGCCACTATCTCCATGCATTCGCTGTCGTCCCTGACCACGCCACAGGCTACTAGCGCATCCTCAGGCCCCTTGATGTAGTTCGACAGGTCGCGTTCTGCTTTTGACGGGCGGTCAAACGAAAGCGACATACGATAAGGACCGAGAATCGCTTCCCGGCCCTCCATGTATTTTTTTATTTCTGGCTCTGCGATCTTGCGCCACTTTCGGTAAGCGGCCCCCATGATCTTCCGGCCCCGCACAACCGTGAACATATGATTCCCAGTCGGGGGCATAGGGAGTGAAAGCTTAATCACTTCCTCCTCCAAAGCCCGCACGACAGCGACATTCCAGCCCGCCTGACGTTCTTCGCCAGAACTCCAGCCTGCTTGAATACGTCGTTGTGGATGCGCCCTGGTGTCGTTTCGATGATGCGCTTGGCGCGTTCTAGCTGAGTCATGCAACCCTCCAAACACGAACGCCGCCATCCATAGATCGGGAAATGAAACTGTAGTTATCAGCGTACGAGACTTTCATGTAGGCGTTTGCCAGCCTCATTCGGTCTATGCTGCGCGTAAACAATGACTCTCCAACCGACATTTTAGAGAATGCAGCGCGCAGTTCTCCATTCGGCGATGTGGCGCGGTCAACGACTGGGATCATATGTCCGCGCTCGATTACCCACTCAGTCATCGAACGCCTCAATCACACCAGCTTCCGTAGCCGCGTCGATCCCCATCGAGAAGCCGCCTTGGCATCTAGGCGCAAACTCAAATGCTCCGAAAACAAGCTTTCCGTCAAGGTGGATCGCTCTCGTACCGGCAGGAATGACGATGTCCCGCGTTGTCTTATACTCGCTCAGCACGCGTTGCTCTCCTTTCTTGGTTCCATTTTTTCCAAGCCGGATAAGGAAGGAAAACATCAGACGCTGAATGCGTAGGGACCTTCCTGGATTTTACCCAAGCCAGATTTCGATATTTGATGCAGTCTCTGACCTGTCGATAATGAAGGCCCATTTTGTCGGCTATTTCGTTGATGGTCATGCCTTGAGTGCAAAGCTTTGAAAGTTCCTCAATGCGACCCGGAGTCCATTTTACGCGACGGTCGTTACCACCTCCAGTTTTAAGGCGGTTGAGTTTACCGATGACGGCGTTTCGGCTGATGCCAGTCTTTTCAGATATTTGCCTTGCGTTGAGGCCCGATTGCTTCATCCTAACGACACGGCCTGTAAGTTCGTCGTCCCAAATCACGACTTAACCCCCGCCGCCTTGCATGTCCGCTTACCGGGCGGCATTCGACCGGCCATGACGGCATGGATGTGTCCGACCTGGATTCCGATTTTAGCCGCAAACTTATCCGGTCCGCCTGATGCGGTGACGGCGGCGATGACTTGATCGCGGGGGGTCATGCTGCGGTGCCGGGATGCGTCGGGAATGGTTGCCACGCGACAGGCAACTCTTTCTTGCCGAGCATATTCCACCGCTTTTCATCGGGAATCCAGCGTGAGACTGTGACGGTTTTCCCATCAGCGGACGCAACGATTACTGGCTCGGACTGATGAACTTTTCGCACCGACCCCTTTGGACCCGGAAGTTCAATCATCTTGCCGCGTGGCGCGTTCTCTAAATCAGTTCTCCACTCGCTCATCATCATCTCCTCACCGACCCAACGTCGGCACGCCCACCATATCGCAGCGGTGGATATGCTCAAGGGAAATATGTGCGTCGGTGTCGATTTATGCACTTGACCATAACTCGGGCCGGTGTATGGTTGAGGTATTGGAAGAGGAGAGATTGAGATGGCCGTAACGGTTGGATCGAAAGAGCACGTCGAGGCGCAACGGACGCTTAACGAGCTGGCTTCAAAGGAAGTAGGCCTTATCCACCTTCAAACCCCCGCACAGAAAGCCCAGCAAACCGCCTATAACGAGTTCATCGCGGACTACGTTGAGCGGCATGGCGAATGCAAGGCGACGCGCGATGAGGCGCATGAGGTGGCGGAATGGATTGAGACGATGGCTAAAGAGGTTCTGTCGTTATGCCGCAAATACGCGGGAGACGATCTTGTAGCTAGTGATGCTGCAAATGACCTTGCTGCGGGATTTATCTGCGACGGATACAACGACATCGACGGCAAAGACGAGGCCAAGTTTCTAGCGGCCTGCGCGATTGCTGCGGCTTTGGAGGTGTCGGCATGATCCCCCACCCCGCAAACTACGAGCAATCCCTATCCCTGCTCACCTTCGCCATCGGATGCATCGAAGCTCATGCGCCGACCACGAAAGACGAGGCGGATAGGCTTTATTGGGCGGTAAGTCGCCTGGATCGCGCGGCTGTTAAGGCGGCTGGTGCTTTGAAAGAGGAGAAGGTGTGGTGATCAAGCGCGTTCTAAGCAATAAAATTACATGGCAGATAGCAAGGGGCGGCCTCCTTGGGGCGGCGGCATCTGGTGCTTTTCAAAGCAGCCTAATGCACGGCGTTTTGATGTTCGTCGCCATGCTTTCTATCCACTCATCGTTGATGTTTTTGGAGGCGAGCAAATGACCCGCCCCAGCATCCGCACCGCCGTAGAGATAGCGGCATTCATCGTCATGGTTACGGCCATGGCAGCAGTTTCATTGGTCAGCTTTTTGTTTCTGGCCGTTATGTTGGGAGGGGGTTGAGATGTGGTTTCCGATTGAGAGCGCGCCTAAGGGCGGTACATATGTGCTGGTGTCTGATGGAGTAGAAGTCGAAAAAGCGAAGTTTCATGAATGGGAGCATTTTTTTACCGAACAAAAAATTAGGGGATGGGTATTGAACTGGAACACTGAGTATGGATGTCCAGATGAATGGATGACGGCCACCCACTGGCAACCCCTACCGGAGCCCCCGCAATGACCGTCCGTATCGCAGTAACCCCAGCCATCCACCAATCCGTTCACAACGCCTCACAGGCCCTCAGCAGGGCCGCTACAGGGCTTAGCGGGTGGACGACATGGGAAAGCCTTCACCAGTCGGAGACGGCTATCAACCGAGCGATGGATGACCTTCGCAAGCTGCGTGGTCCAATCCGTGCGATGAAGCTGGAGATCAAGCAGGCCGAGCGTCGGGCTGAGGTTGATCGGGATATTGTGGCGCGGAGTCAGAGGGGGGTGTGCGCGTGATTGTCGAGAGAACTCAAAAGTATCAACGCGCCATGAACTTTCGTTCATCTCACGCCCTTCGCATTCTCAGCGGAGAATCGTTCATAATTGCCGTTAGAGCGCCATGGTATAAAAGAATGATCGGCATCAAGACCGTGAATAAGCGCTTTGGCGTCGTAAAGGATAAGGCATGACTACCCCAACCAACAACATCCACAAGCGCGGTTTCGCCAGCATGGACAAGGACCGACTGCGGGAGGTCTCAAGCAAGGCCGGTGCGGCTGTTCCTGCTCATAAACGCTCGTTCGCAAAAGACCCGGAACTGGCAAAACGTGCCGGGGCTTTGGGTGGTGCAAAGAAGCTGGATAAAGACGCTTGACCATAACCATGCGTGGTGTATGGTTTGGATAGAAGAGGAGAGAGAGATGACGTATCGTATTGCAACGCTGGACCCGACTGACGCGCGGCCTATGCGACATAACGACGGATCAATGATTATTATGTACGGCGAGCCTGGAGGCGACGGTACGCGACCGGCATTGCTGGTTCCGATGATTATTCGCCCCAAACGAGGCGATGCATGGAAGACGCATGATCCGCAACAAGAGGAGTTTGCCAAGAAGGTTGTTGATCTTCTGAACGGAGACGCAGCATGACCCGCGACGCTGAGGGCAGATCCACCCAGAGCGTCGTCGTGCCAGTTGAGCTAGTTAATAAACTTGTTCAGGAGCTGGCCCCCGACCAGGGCCAATCCGCAAGCATTGCCTTTGGGCTTGCTTTGGAGCTTCAAGGCGAGATTGCCGTGCCTCCATCTATCTCAACATTGCGCGCGGACTTGAATAACTATGTGACGCGCTGCATCCGATCAACACCAGAGGCCGATATGAGCCTTGAGGAAGCGCTTATTTCTCGGGCTGCAAGGGCATTGTCCGCCCCCGCCCCGTCATCGCTGGCGGGTGGGGAGGTGTGGGCTGCGTTGGAGCCATTCGCCAAGGTTGCGGATACGGCGCTGTGTCCGTCTGATGAGCCCGACGACAACGATTTCATTCGTCTGGACGAAACGATTGCGATCACCGTTGCAGACATTCGCCGCGCCGCATCTGTGTTCGCCGCCCTATCCCCGGAAGCCCCAGCGCGGGAGGGGGTGGACACGTTGCGTGACGCCTTACAAGAGGCTGCGGACGCCCTATCGTTCATAGGGCGTAACGAGTTCAAGGTTCAGCCTGACGACACAGGACCGGGTGGAAGCGGGCGAAAGTCTTGGACGCGGACCATGGTGGAAACGGTCTCTTTCGCCAAACGTAAGGGCGCGGATGCTGCGTACGCCCTCACCCCCCGCCATGAAGCCCCAGCCGAGGGGGCGGGGGAGCGTGAGAGACTGACTGACGCGTATATTGCTGGCGCGATGTCGGTGCACGAATACTGGACCGAGAACCCCGGCGAAGCGCCGCGCGGCGACCCTGAGTTTGATGAAACGGCGGGCGACTACGCCTATTCCATCCTCTCGGACCTCCGCGCCCGTTCGTCTGCGCCGGAAGCCCGCGGGGAAGCGCTAGGAAACCTGCTGGCAGTCATTCACGGCGACGGCGGACACAGGGCACTGGAAGTCGGAACCAAACAGGCTGCGCTTGAGGCTGAAAAGATCGTTGCTGGTTTATTTGCCGCCCCGAGCGCCGACAAGCTGCGGGAGTTCGGCCAGCACACGAACCTCGAACTCAGCTACCACTACAGCGAGGAGGGCGACAGCGACGGCTGGCAGGTTCACCGCGTCAACGGCGGCGTAAACGACCGCGAATGGGACTTGATCGGATCGGGCGCAACGCCTGCCGACGCCATCGATCAAGCCCTAGCCGCCCTGAAAGCGGATGGTGCGTGATGGCTGGTCAGCACTGCTTCGACAAGCGAGGCACCCCCATTGAGCGTGGGGACGTAGTGAAGGTTTTCCACTTCATCGGAGGTAGGGGCAAGCGGCACTACATGTTCAAGCAGTGCTTGGGCCTGAGCCGCTATCCTTCATCTCCCGAGGGATGGGCTGGCGTCTTTTTCTCGCACCTGAATTTCCGCGAGATCGGCGACCGCGACAACGGGCCGTATCACGAGGAGCCCGGCAAGTTTCTGTCCGGGTATGAAATCGTCCAGTCGATCAAATGTGACCACGAGGAACGTGAGCGCGCCACCCCTGACGCCCTGAAGGGGGATGCGAAGCCATGAGCGAAGAACGCGAAGTCACGACCCATGACGCGACGACCGGCGAGACCGTAACGCGAACTCAGGTCGTCCACGTCATCGACACCGGCCACGAGCCAGGAGAGCAGGTCCAGGACAGCGAGACGGGGGAGATTATATTTCCTGGCTGGCGTCGGCCCCTGCGGTTGATCGAAGGCGGACTGAATGGGGATGCGAAATGATCGGGTTCGAGGTGTCCGACATTGCGATTGTTGCCGCCTGCGCGCTGATCGCCGTTGCCATCATCTGCCGAACCGTGACCCATCTGAGCCGAAAGGATGATCGGCAGACCTTCTGGAGCGAATGGGATGACTGACGCCCCCACCACCCGAGAGACAGCCGACCATGCGGAACTCAAGCGGCTGGCTGAGGCTGCGAAGGCGCTGTGGTTAGACGAGGGATGGTTCGATTACCGAACTCTTTCTCTCGGGTTCGAACTAGATAGCGAAGACGCCGCCTTCATCGCCGCCGCCAACCCCGCTCGCGTCCTCGCCCTCCTGTCGGAGATAGCGGCGCTGCGTGGTGAGGTTGCGGCGTTAGACGAAATGCGCGGTGTTGTCCGCGTAGTCACAGCCAGAGCCACCCAAGCCGAGCGCCAGCGCGGCGAGTTGCGGAAGGCGCTGGAGCCGTTCGCCGACATAGGAAGCCGCTACCGGACAGGCGGGCTCCGTCAGGACATTGAGAGCCGCGCGCCCAGCTTCATGCGGCTGCTCGATTTCAAAGCGTTCCGTCACGCTGACAGCCTGATCGCCAACCAGGGAGCCGACCAATGACCGACCGCGTGAAATGGATCGTGACCTATACTGCTGTGGCCGTCGTCAGCGCGCCGATATGGTTGTTTTGGGGGCGAATGTGGTGGGAGGGAGTCAACCGCATTCTGACAGCGCCGCTTTCCGAACTCATCTGCGTAGGGATGCAGTGCCAATGACCGACCATAGCGCGGCGGCTTGCGGCTGTTACGACTGCCTGAAGGGCAAGGTGAACCCCGACACGGGTTGGCCGATCACGGCTTCGCGCTTCATCGTCTGCCCTGACTGCGGGAACAAACGCTGCCCGAAAGCGACCAATCACGACAACGCCTGTACCGGATCGAACGCGCCCGGCCAGAAAGGGAGCCGTTACGCATGACCTCCGACCATAGCGCGCTCATAGAACGGCTGGCGGAAACTCTCACGGCTATCGGCGGATGCTCGGACGGCGACTGCAAGGTCATTCCCCCGCGTGGAATGCACACGAACGGCGGCTGCAAGTGCTTCTACCGCGACCCCATGAAGGCCAACCGCGTCGTTCTGGCCTACCGATCCTTCGTCGGTCGTGCCGAGCTTCTGGCTGCTCGCCCCCTCCCATCCGCCCCTAACCAAGCAAAGGAGGCTGGAGAGTGATGGTTCATTCCGACGCCAAGAGCGGCTCCATACATGGCGGCGCGTGCGCCATCGTTGCAATCTTGCTGCTAGCTGGGTGTGCAGGCCCCTACGACGATTGGCCCCTTCGCCCTGCTGGATACGCGGGAGACACGCAGTTTTGGGAGGAGGCATTGAGCGGCTGCCTCTACGCATCCAGCGCCAAGGGCCGCTTCGAGCCCATGCCCCTGCTACGTCCAGACGGAACGCAAATGGGATGCCGCTCTAATCTCAACCCCAAGGCACAGGGAGAGGGACGATGAACCCCATAGCCCAAGCCATCCACGACGTAGCCGAAGCTTGTGAGCAGCGCGTAGCTTATCCCGGTCTATGGCGCGTTTATGCGGAGAACGGTCTAGTCTATTTCGAGAACATGGCTCATGGTGAGCCTGCCGTTGTGATCTGCACGGTTACGGGAGAGGTGGAGTGATGACCGACAACGTGATCCAGCTTGTTCCTGACTCGGTCGGAGAGGCGTATGAGGTTCAAGTCGTGGACGTACTGGATGGAGCCGCAGCCGAGGGGCTAACCATGGTTGGTGTGATTGGATATGACGCCGATGGTGGTCTGTTCGTCGCTGGATCACACGGTGATGGGGAGCTGATTATGCTCTTGGAGAGAGCCAAGCACTACATTCTGTTTGGAGAAGGCGGCTAAAACACCCACCACCGCTTCTTACCAGCCTCCGCAATCGTAACGACGGCCTCACGACGAGCATCGCACACGCGGAGGTCGCCGTCAGACTGGATCAGCGCGCGGCCCAGATCACCGACGGTCTGGGCCGCAGACACGTCAACGGTCGAGACACATGGCGCTTTTAGGCTTGCAGGAATCTCAATCGTGCTTGCGGTCGCGCACCCGCTGCAAATCGCGAGCGAACCCATCAGGCAAGCGAGTGTCAGAGCCTTCGATTGCGGAAACTTCATTCTCTTTTTCCTTCTGTTCCTGGCGGATGACGGGCGTTTGTTCGGCCACACGGTCCAGCGCCTTACCCGTCGTTTTGGCAACCACAGCGTCTCGCTTCTGGGATTGTACGCCGTGTAAACATGTGGACAGGGTGAAGCCTAGAACGCACAGGGCGATGATGACGGCGAAGATGATGATGGCTTTGCGGGCGAATGCTTTGGTGATCATTCCAAGCCGCTCCAGCCATCAATGAAGAAGCCCTCTCCGGCGACCCCGCCCGGAACCTGCTCGATAATCGTCTCAGTCGCTCTCATGATGCATACATCTCCGCTTCTGCCGCGCGCCTCCGAATGAGGCCGTTCATGACTTTACCATCATTCTTGTTCCAGCGCGCAAACTCAGACCTAGCCCCCGCGTAATCGCCAGCTAGATGCTTTTTGAGCAGCGTGGACGACTTAAACGCCGATAGTCCCACGTTGTAAGCAAACGACACCACGGCGTCGATCTGGCCCTGCGTGGATGGCCCAGCTATCTCGCGAACGCCAGCCGCAAACTTCTCAATGTCCTGCGCGAACTTGGCGTCTGCTTGCTCGCGGGTCCACACGGTGCCGAGCTTGATCGGACGGCCATTCAGGTCAGACGTACTGCCCCAGCCAATCGTAACTGGCAAGCCATTCTTAGAGCCTGGATCGGGATATGCATTCGCCTTGAACGACTCAAACGAATGGATCAGGTCGATTGCGTCCTGACTGACGGTCGCTGTCTCTGGTGCACTCAGAGCGCTGTTAACGCGGTCAACGTCCTGCTGAGTGAGCGCCGATCCTTTGATGACGCGAATGGCGTCGAATAGGGCTTTCTGGGTCATTGCTTAGCCTCCGCAATCTTCACCTCTGCATCCGCCTTGTTGGTCTTCCACGACTCGACGGCCTTCGCGGTGTAGATGCCAGTCACGATCAGGGCGATTGCCCCGACCAGAACGCCGCCGTCGTTTCCATTGTCAACGCGCCACGACGTAATGACCATGGCGATACCTCCGCAAAGGGAGGTCCAGATGATCGCGAACGGCCTCGCAACCTCTCCAATGAATGTCGCCAGATTCATCACAACCCTAACGCCGCAGCCAGCTTAGGAAGCACAATCGGGATCAGCGCGCCCATGCCAGCGCAGGCCCCCATGCCCCACCTAAGCATCCGTTGATTCCCAAGGGCCACCGCCTTTACTTCCTCGTGATCCATCCTGAGATGCTTTAGTTCGTTTTCCAGAACTGCGATCTTCATGTCGGCAGTCACTTACGACCTCCCAGAGCAGGAGAGCGCCGTAGCACAAGCAGATAATGGGAAATGCGAGCCACAGCATGACCAAGACCCGCACTCCCGACCACGACAAGTTGCGCCGCGAAACTAACATTCAACATGACCACATAGTTGTAAGCGCCTGCGCTGGTCATAGTGCCTAGCTTCCATGCCGCAATACATAGCATATGCAAGGCGAGCTGGAAAACGATCAGGGCCAGCAGTGCAACCTTCCACTTCCTGACGTGGCGCTTGCACGCTCTCCAGACCATGAACGCAAATATCGCGTCCAGGATCGGGAACGCCAGAACAGCCTCTGGGAAGCCGTAGAGCGATGCTATTGAGTTTGTCATGCCGTATGACAGACAGAGAAGGGAAGCCACCCCAGCCGCGTCGGCATGGCGTGGTTTAGCGTCTGCCGCAGCCCATGCGTTAATCGCATAGACGAACAGACACGCAATGCCGAACGCGACCATCATGGGTTAAGGCTCAATCGGAAGACTGGGATCGTCAACCGGAGGCTTGTTCGTGCCGCCAGTGAAGGGGACGATCATGCCACCACCCTGGTAAGGCTCTGCGGCGTATGCCTTCTGCGCAGCGTCAAGCAACTCGTGATGCTTCAGAAGGGCTGCATCGAGCTTGCGAGCAGCCTTTCTTACATCCTTGCTTCGCTCTTCAATCTCAAGAAGGGACGCCCCGATAGCGTTGATGTGTTTCTGAGCTGTCATGTTTTTTCCTATTCAGTGGGTTGAGTGTATAACTAGGTCTGCGTACCAACAACTGTTCCGTCGGTTCCAGAAGTCGGAGCGCCATTCTTCATGTAAAGCTTCGTTGCCTCAACCCAGAAATGGAACGGCCCCATGACGAGGTGCGGAGTGCTCCATGTTCCCGCTGACCCACCGCCAATCGCTAGGTTGCCGCCGTCGAGATTAAACTGCGTCGGTTGGTTGGGGTTGCCAGAAATCCGGTGACGAACCGTCGAGGTGCCCGCGCTTTGGATGTCGATAAGAGTTGTACTCGTCGCCTCGGTGTCCCGGAAGAAGCGAACCGTCTTGGTCCCCGTACCATCAATAGACTTCGGCGAAATGTCGAAGATGGTGTTAGAGCCTCCAGACGACCGAGCGCCAATAACGCCCATCGCATTGTTGAAGGCGAAGGCTCGCGCCTCGGGCGGAAGCTGGTTGAAGCGCCCAGGTTGGTAATCGACGTTGAAGCGCGAGAAGGTGGCCGCCGCGTCCAGAACGTAAGGCCACTCCGTCGTCCAGAACCCGTCCGTTCCGACCGCTGTCTTATAGGTGAAGTCGCTTAACTCCACGGTAAGGCGGCGTGCCGCAGAACCAACGCGGAGATTTGTGTGAATGCGGCTGGACTCGCCCTCCTGTCCAAACGCTTTGTATCCGTTCTGGTTGGACGAGCCGATGATAACGCTGTCAGAACAGTTCAGGTAAATTCCGTCACCGTAGCCATCTTGGGCCTCCAGCATAGCCGTTTCAATGCCTTGGCCCGCGCCAATCCAGATGTTCGCATAGGTTCCTGGGGTGGCGTCTTGGCGGCAGTTGAAAATCGACTTCAGGCCGTAAATCTTGGTTGCACCCACGACGTTGTGGAATCCAGACCAGCCGTTCTTTTCGATGTATCCAAGCGAGAAGATGCTATCTGTCGATGAGTTGTAGATGCCGTGTTCTAGGCAGTGTGAAACGCGGTAGTCGTGGAAACGAACATCAAAATCGTAGCCGTTGATGTAGATGCCTGTCTTACGGCAGTGTCCAACAGCGAATGACCAGCACGAGGCCATCTTGTACGAATACTCAGCCTGAGTGACCTTGTCGCCAAACGGGCTGAACGACTGACCAGAGATTGCGTTCGTGACCTCAAACTCAATGCCGTGGCCCGAGCCAGCCGCTATTGTCGAGTTGCCGTCGAAGCAGATGTTATCCCAACCAAACAGCGTCGCACTCTTTGGAATGAACAGGAGCGACCCCGTGCCGGTATCCGTTCGGCGGATTTGAGTTACGCCGTAGCCCATGCCACGCAACCGCACGCGCGACTTGAGGCTAAGGTTGCTGGCCCGGTAACAGGCTGATCCGAATAGCACTACTCCGCCCGCCCGGTTGGCCGGAAGTGCGGCGACGTAGTCAATGGCCGCCTGGATCGCTGCCGTGTCATCCGTGACGCTGTCGCCAACGGCTCCGAACCACTCAACCCGAACACCAGAACCAAGCGCCACATCAACAAGCGACTGAGCGTAGGTCAGGCTGGCTGACGAAATAGTCGCCGCGCCGAGGATCGTTGAAAGTACGTTCGACAGGTCGGTGTTGGCCTTCCCGGCTACAACAGCCTCTGCCGCAGCTTGACCAGCTATGGCCCCCGCAACAGCCGCAACACCATCAGCGTCTTGAGCGGCCTGAATGGCGGCTTCTATATCCGCCAAAGATTGCGCGGCCTCATTTGCCGCAGTTTCTGCCGCTCCAGCAATAAGAATGTCAGCCCCAAGAGAGGCCGACAAATTGTCATAGGTGAACGGCACGCCAGCCGGTCCGTACGGAGCCTCAACGCTGGCGCTATAGAGCGCGTCCCCGTCTGCCCATACAGCGGGGAACCTACCAGATGAGTTGGCCTCTACCGGATTGGCAAGAGGCGTTGTTAGTGCCTCATCCGCGTAAACCGGGGCAAGCGTCGTCGTCAGGTTCAGGTAGAAATAAACCTTGGCGTTCGGAATGGGGAAGCCATCGCCATCAAGGGCGGGCATCCAGCTAGGGAGGAGAAGACGGCCTGCTGCCATTTTATGACGCCTTATGGTAGATGATGTTCATGAAGATATTTTTTCTGTCGGCTCTGTTCTGGTGGCCAGCCAATCCGCTTCTTTTTGTCATGGCTGCGTTTCTGTTTCTTGAGCTGGCGAGATTGCGGGCAGAAGAAGCTGCTGAAGCTCTCTTGCCGCAGGGTTGTTAGCACCAAGGCGAGCGGTTGCGTTAGTCAGCCAAGCCCTGACCTCGCGAGGAGGTGGGCGATTCGAGGCTCTCGCTTGATCGGCCAGCATGACGATGCGTTCAAGTTCGTCAGCAGACCCAAGCCCCATCTGAACGATAGCGGCACGCTCTTCTGGGGACATAGTTGTACGCGCTCGGATGCGGTCAATGGTCCTGGCGATTCCGCCAAGATTGCCCATCACGCCAGTCGCCGCGTCGGTAACAGCCCCTAGCCGTTCTGCAACACCTAGCGTCTCCTCATCCATGCCGCGTCCGAATGTCTGGCTGTTCGTGTTCGGAGACACGCGCTGTGCGCGCTGTGCGCCCTGAACACGAGCCGCGATGCTGTCGAGGTAGCGTTGAGCTTCTTCCGGACCCAGAAGAGCGGAAAGGTTGTCGCGGCTGTATTGAGCCTGCGTTAGCGTGTCCAGCGAACCCGAACCGGCGTTCCGTTGCCGTCCGAGAGTGTCAAGAATATCCTGCCTGACGCCGATAATCGCCGCATCTCGTGCCTCAGGAGAAAGCGTGTCCACCCATGAGCGGAAGTCCTGCGGATCGGTCGAGAAAATGTCGGGGCGATTGTCGATGACATCTGCGGCTCCAGACAGCGCCCGATATTGCGCACGGGCAGGAGCTAGAGCCTCCACCCCTTCTAGTGCCGTGTCAATCTGAGCCTCGCGCCCGAACAGTCCGCCCGCAATGTCACGCGTGTCAGGCCGCTGCTGCATGGCCTGAGCGCGACCGCGCATAGCAATACGAACGCGGTCAATCGTTCCTGCCGAAACAGGAGCGGTGTCGCCAGCAATCAGGCCGTCAATCTCTGCAACCTGATTGGCATCTTGGCGGGCCACAGCCGCAGACCGAGCACGACGAAGGGCAGCCCGGCCCGGCTCGTCGGAGATGGCCGCAAGCAGGTCGTTGGTGACCTCCACGGGCGTCGCGTAGGCCTCCGGATACATTTCGTCAGCCAGACGACTGCGTGTATCTAGCAGCCCCTCACGCACAGCCTCTGCCGAGCGAGGATCATCAGAAAGACCACGCGTCACGCTCATGACTTCAGGACGAAGATTGGCTTGGCGCTGCACCGCACCCTGAACTGCCATCTCCGCACCTGGACCAGCAGGACCGGCAGCGGTGCGAACAAGGCGCTCCGCAGTCCCGCCGAGAACATCCATGGCTGCGGGCTCAAGGCCAAGATCAATCAGGCGCTGGCGTTCAATCAGTGATTCTGGAGTGACGAACTCAGAGAGACGCGACGCAGCGGACATTTCAGGCGTGACGTTTCCGCGAGCACGCACACGCCCAGAAGGATTGACAATGGAGTTCAGACCGCGACTTGCGGCACCCGTCGCGCGAGATACCAATGGCGCGGCAGCTTGCAATGCACCACCAGTCACGCCACCGACAGCCGCGCCGGTTCCTAGGCCAGCCAAACGACTTGCGTAGCCATCTTCTGCCGCGCCTGCTCCATACAGGCCACCATACCCAGCGCCAAGAGTTGCAGCCCGAACGATCTGTGTCGCACCTTGAGCACCGCGCACATAGGCGGAGCCTGGGGCAGCAACACCAGCCGCGAAGCCTGATACGCCGCCAATGTTGCGCGCTAGTGGCTGCTCTTCGCGGTCGATCTGACTGGCCATGCGCTGCGTTTCACGAACGTAGTCGTATGAGTCTCCATTCAGCTTTGCAACCGTCCAAGCAGCGGCCTCGTCTAGGAACGGGATTTGCTCTGCCGCACCCGCAGCAAACGCGCCGAGAGGATTGGCGTTGGCGCGGATTGCTTCTGACCCCGGAGTGACTTGCAGGTCATTAGCCCACGGCATGTTGCCACGCACAACCACATCAGCCTCTGGAAGGTATTGCCCTGATCCAGCATAGCCCTCTTCACCGGGCAGAATAACAGGCCGAGCAAGCGGGTTCGCATCTCCAGTCAGGTTACGATAGCGCGTCTCAGCCTGCTCGCGTTCTTCAATGCGCGGGTCAGTTTTGCGTGAACGCACAATGGGGTCATTGTCCCACGGATTCGCCATTAGCGTTTCTGCCTCAGTTGGCCGTCAGGCGTAAGGAAGTACGAACCCGAGGGAATGTTGTTGTAGCTTTGCGTGGCGCTTGACGGATTGATCAGGCGAGGATTTTCACGCGATCCTGCACGTCTTGCGGACCCGCCAGATTCAGCGCGTCCGTTCTGGCTTACCCACGCTTGCTGTTGCGGAGACAGTTCAAAGCGAACGCGTGGACCTTGCTGTCCGCCACCGGGCTGAGCTGGTGCAACCCGGTCAGGACTCAGGCCATACTGAGCCGCCAAGTCGCGCTGTCGATTAACCACCTCTTGATAGTTAGCCTGACGGTCACGCATCATGCCGTTTGCCGTGCGGAAGAACTCCGAGCGCTGCCTATCCGTCAATCGCTCACCATTCAGCGCCTTGTTATAGGCGTTGACGACGTTCTCAGCGATTCCGCCCGTATTCTGAGCGTTGGCGAACTCGCCTTCACGCACAACGGACGTAGGGTCAAGCACCTTCATGAAGGCAAAGATCAACGCCAGATCGTCCTGAGCGCTGACGTTGCGACCGTCGCGAACCTGGCCAGCAATCCGACCTATGGTCTGGATATGGGGGCGGACAAGCGCCAGCTCTTTTGCTGCCGGGTTGTTGCCGATGTCGGTGCGAAGTTGCCTCTCTTGCGTGAAGTTTCTTGCAGCCGAAGCCGCCTGTTGCGCAGCGGTTTCTTGCGGTGCCTGCGCGGCGGACACAACGCGTGCTCCGCCCGATCCTTGCGAAGGACCGCGTGTTCCGTTTTCAAACTCATTAATGGCCTGAAACGCTTCTGCTCGACGACTTTCAGGAATAGGATCATCAACCCCGATCCCAAGGCGCTGAGCTACATACTGCGCGTAAGCCTGCGTTGGATTGTTGTCGGATGGTGGAGCCCATCGGTTAATGACCTGAGCAGGGGTAACCACGCCACGACGTGCATAGGAGCCGAGAAGCTGTGCGCCAGCGTTCACACCGTCCTGAGGCGTCTCAAAAACAGCAAAGCGCCCATCAGACCCTTTATAACCAGGAAGAGAACGAGCAAACGGCCCGTCTTCGATGTTACCTGGGTTGTTGTTGCGAATCCCGCGTGGCTGGCCACCACCCGCTGAAGCTGCGCGAGGCGTGACCTCGATTAGTTCTCTGGTCGGATCGCGCTGGATATACTCAGGCGAACGCGTATCAACAAGCGCCTCCCCCCTGACCGGGTCATACAGAACGCTATTGTTAGCAACCGTAATGGGCTGTTGATCGGGATTAAGGCGGCGAACCTCTTGGCCAGTGATCGTGTCAACCACCGACGCCCCTCGACCTGAGCCGAAGTTTACAATCTCAAGCTTACGCGCCTGCTCTCCAATGACATTCTCGATCTGGTCGAGGAGGGCGGGGTTAGCGGCGATCTGCTGAGCGATGGCGTCGAACTGCGCGGGATCGGTTCCCATCGCAGCAAACGCGGGACGATACTGCTCCACGAGCGCGCCAAGGTCTTGGTTTTCTGAACGGGCGCGTTTGAGCGTTCGCACGACCTGAAGTGTCGTTGCAAGCTGCTGCGCTTGCTGCTCTTTCGTAGCCGCCGCCTGCCTATCCTGCATAGCGATCTGGTCGCCCTGCAACTGACGAACGCCTTGGATGTTTCCACCGGCTCCAAGAGCCTGCATCGCCTGTGCATAGTTGCCGCCAGCCAGCGCACGACCGGCGCGCATCTGGTCCTGCTGCTGAAACAGGCCATCAACAAGCTGTTGACCTTGTTGGACGCCTTGCCAAACGTTAACCGCCATGTTTAGCGCCTCCCAAGGAACTGATTGACTCCAGCCCCGACAGCCCCGCCAATACCCGACCACAGATTGGCGTTGTTAGCACCCTGTTGAGCGTAGCTAGACGCCAAGTTCTGAGCGTTGTTTCCAAGAACCTGACCCATGCTGTTCGCGAAGTTCTGACCTGCGGCGGCTGTGTTTTGCGCCGCCGTCTGGCCAACACCTGCCAGAGCAGACAGGCGGTTGGCGTAATTGTTGAACTCGCCGCTGGCTAAGTTGCCGGATAGCTGCAATGCCGACCTTTGGGCCGCGCCGCTGTCTTGAATGCCCAAGGCCGCGTTACGCGCTGTCAGCGCACGCATTTGCTCATTCTGACGGAAATTATAGTCAGGCGACGTGAAGAAACCGGCCATTCCGCTGGCAACTGGCGTAGCACCAGCTTGGGTCGTCCCTACTTGTGGGCTTGAGTTCGGGCTTGCGTAACCATAAGACCCATTGGAGAAGTCCATTCCTCCCTGCGATAGCATTTTTGCAGTCGCCGGTAGGCCCGCGTTATATCCTGAGGACGCACCCTGACCGGTCGTAGGCGTCATTCCGGTTGGAAGACTATAAAGAGATGCCAACTGACCTAGTGCGCCAGTTCCGACGTTAAGCCAGGGCTGTTGATTGGCCTGACCAATGTCAAACTGTCTGCGCTGTTCGGCTATGGTGGCGTCAGTCGCTTGTTGGGATGCCTGAGCGCCTTGCTTAGCTGCTTTGTTCTGCGCGTTAGCGCCGATGGCTGCACCTGCGACGCCAGCAATGGCCGGGATGAACGGAACTACTGGCACGTTTTAAATCTCCGACCCACAGCAGAAGCAAACCATGCTTCTCTCGGCAAAATCCATAACCTAAGCTTATAACCGAAACCACAGTCTTTGTAATCCCCTACGGGCTTCCATCCATGTGACCTCGGCGGACGTGTTCTCCAGCGCCCCTCTTGTTCATGCGTAGTGATGAGAGAGCAATGATTAAACGCCTCATTCATGAAGTGAGGGGCGTTCTTCGCTACCTCTCTCCCCCATCCGGAAGGACGATACATAGTGTGAAGTTCACGTACCAACCCAACCAAGTCCATACGGACAAAAAGGAGTCCTCCGTTCTCGCTTGCCAGAGGAAGGCACCCGTCATGCTCTACTAGACCCGCCAGCGATCCCGCTTCTTTTCCCATGAATACATATGGCGCAACCTCTGGATGCTGCGCCACCGAGTCCCAGAAAGAAGCGTCGCGGTTAATCATGCGGAGCGCCTTGCAAAGAGATAGAATCGCATCCCGGCCATGTCTGCACCAGACACACGGCGAACCTCGGCGCGGTAGCTGATGGCCCCGGTCGTGGTTCTGGGGTCAGTGAACGCTGCAACCGCAGAGGCCGAGACGTGATTGATAGAGAAAATTTGGTTGGGCTCGTCGGTCGTCACATCGGTAACTATGAACGTTCCAGTAAAGACCGTGCCGTTATCAACGCCGTTGTCGATCTCTATAATCTGATACTCGCCATTCATGACCGTTCCGCCCGTCATGGTCGTCGTGCTTGGCAATGTGGTTGGGCTTGTGCCCGGTATCGTCAGATCACCAGCAGACACACCTGTCAGGGCAACCGTGGCCGCATTGACGAATGACGTTCCAGACAGGCTGACTGTTCCGGTTGCTGATCCTGATTTGGTAGGGGAGCCGCCGTCAGCCGTCTCCAGCGCCAAGCCTGCAAGCTCTAGAGCTTGGTTTATAAGCTCCAGCTGCTGTGCCTGTTGCGTCTGGATCGTCTGAATAGCCGCTAGGGTGGATTCCTGGGACTCTTCCTGCCTCTCAATCAGCGGAGCCACATCGATATTCCAGAACCGCAGGAAGTAATCTATCGGCTTGCCTTGCCCGTTCACGATGGCAAGGTTGGCCTTGAGGCGAGGGAGTCGGAAAACCATCAGCCCACAGGCTCATTGTAGGAAGCCGCCGTAATCGTCGCCACCACATCATCCGTGATGGCGAACTCAAACAGGCGACCAGGGTAATACATTGCACCAAGGCGGGTGATTTGAACGGGACGCCCATACTGGCCCTGACGGCCAATATCTACATCTTCCCAGTCCCCATAGGTCTGCAAGTCGTCCGACCAGCGAACGCGAACCTTAGGGTAGGTTTCTGGATCGGGCGAGGTTCCGGTCGTGACGTAGAGAGATAGCGTGTCACAACGATCAGGACCGCGAAGTACCGTAATGCCGCCCGTCAGGATGCGTTCAAGAGGCTCTCCGTCATCATTGCTGACTTCTGGATCAATACGCCACAGCTTTCCAGTTTCAGCGTCTCCGCAGACCGTAAACGTCTCGCCTTCGTCTCCTACGTGCGCGCGCCAATATGTTCGGCTGTAGGAGCGAAACTCACTCCACTGCTGCGAGGACGCGTCATAGACATAAGTTCCCTGCTCGGTCGTTAGGCAGTAGAGCGTGTGACCATCGACTGCGAACTGCCACGCCCGAAGGGTGGACGGCTCGCTCTTCCTGATTTGCTCCTCAAGGGCATTGTCAGAGATGCGGATAGGCGAGTTATCCGCCCGATATACAACGCCATCATTTCCAACCCAGACAAGCGTGTTGTCGAACCGAACAGCCGTGTCTCCGTTACGGCACCCCTTGTCGTAGTTTCGGCCCGGAACTCGCTGGAACGGCAAGTCTGCGTCTCCGGTCGGAACCCAGACCTCAGCCCCCTCTTCCTTCAGGAACCAAAGCTCATCCCCTACGCGAACGACAATGACGATGTCTCCGGGGGTGGATTCTGTCGTGGCAAATGACAGGCCGTCAGGGTCGGTCTGACCGGGCTCTATCCAATAGAACCGAGCCGACCCGTACTCAGGAATGATGAAGTAGCCGTTTAGCTGCGCGACAGAGCCAGCGGGACGGCTGTCGGGCATCACGACAGAGGTTACAGCCGTCCCGTTCGTAGAGTATGCCACCGCGTCGCTTACAATGATCGCGCGGGATGATGTGGCGGCAAATGTCGTACGAAGCGAACCTGGGACAGCGCCAACCAGAGCGAAGCCGCCGATGTCATCTACGCGATACAGCTCATCGCCAGACACAACGACAAAGTCGCCATTGAACGTTCCTGCTTGGCGAGACAGGCCGCGAATAGGCCCATCACCAACTTCAGAGAAAGGCGACAGACCCGCACGCTGAATGTGGGTTACACCATCAAACTGATTCGTCTCGTCTTTCTCGACGAGATAGTTCACCACGCGAACTTGAGGCATCCACGCCGTTTTGCGTCTCTTGCTAGATAGTCCGAGAGGAAGTTGTGGCATGGCCCGTCCGCGCATCCGTTATCTGAGGTTATACTAAACGCTCAAGCCATAAGCAAATGTTCGGATGCAGGCATAGAAAAGCCCACCGGGCGGAGATGGGGGAACACCCGGTGGGCTGATCACCGAACCCTAGGGCCGGGAAAGTGCGCGCTAATCGGAGGAGAAACGGCGCTGCACAAAAGGATATTGCGTTAAGCCTACAGCGGCGTCAAGGGACGAAGCTGGGGTTTGAGCTATACAGACACGAAACCGCCGCGTTCCATGCGCCGCCTGACGTGTGCAGGAACCGGACGACAATGTCTCCCACGGCAGGAATAACGGTTGCGGGTCCAAGCGGGCTTTCAAGCGCAACGTCGGACTGAATGCCCGTATCGTTCAAGATGCGGTTAGATGTCAGAAAATTAGGCGTTATACCGCCCGATACTTCAGTTCTGATTTGGCTTGGCGCAAAGTTCTCTGTTCTATCTACGCGACCAGACCCGTCATCCTTGTCGAAGATAATCCCACGAAACACGCTGACATCGCCATTCGTGGCGTTGACCCGCGTAACAACGCCAATCTGGAACCGCCCCAGCGTGTTGATAGCCTTATCCACCTGGAGCGACATATATGAAATGTCGATCCCCGCGCCCGGCTCATGTGGCCAGTTCACCGTATCAGATAGATCGATCAGAACAGCCCAAGACGTAGCTGAGATGTCAGGTTTGGAGTGACTGACCTGAACATTGATGAACTCTGGCTGCTGGACACGCAGATGACCGTCTTGGCTGACGTTGAGGGCCGTGTCGTCAAGCGTGTTTGGATTGACGATGACGGTTCGCGATGCAGGCGATCCAGGATTATAGCTACCCGACATAATCACCGCACCATGCGTTGTCAGCCTCGCCGTAACGAGACACCAGAGCCATTTTATATCGGTTCGCCGCCTGTAGCGTCAGGGCGCTGAGAAGGTCTTGCCCGAACTGGTCTGCGATCCGGGTTGCTAGCAGAGCGGAAAGGCCATCCATATTGCGCGACGAAAGCGGGGCCTCACGATTCAGCACTGCGTTCTGGTCGGGGATATTCAGGTTATCAATCCGCATCCAGCGCTGAACCGGGGCGTCATAGAGATAGGTGGCGCGGTTGTCGTCGTTCTTGCTGGTAATGCGCACGACAGACATATCGGGCGGCATACGCTCACCGACATTGTACGGGATGCTCAGACCCCAACCATAGTCTCTCGACGGCCTCCAGTTGCAGCACCACGCCCACGGCATCAGGTCTGGAAGCGCGACCCCTACCGTGTCATCCGTGATGATGTTGATGTGCTGATTGTGGCCCGCGTTCCCATCGAACGCCTGCGTCACGGGAACAGCCCAGACCCGGCCACACGTTCCGTTGCTGATCAGCTCGTTATAGAATGACGCCAAGGACGCCAGAGCATCCGCCGCATCCTGCGCCTTAGGCTGACCGCTTCCACGGATAACCGAAATCTTCTTGAGGGCGAGGGTGATGACGTCCCTGATCGTGTTCATGATTAGTCTTCTTGCGCGGCGGCTTGGCGCTTCTCGTAGTCCTCACGAGCCTCACGCAGGGACTTCAGCGAAGCATTAGCGCGAAACGGGACGTTATGCTCGTCCAGCCACGCACGCAGGGTTTCGGTTTCAGCTTCTTCAGCCTCCGCCTGACCCGCCTTCACGTCGTCCTTGTCGGACTCGCCTGACACCTCGAAAAAGCGATTGGTGGCGAAGCGCGACAGAAGGTCTTTGTCCTTCACGTCAACAGCCTTGCCGCCTCGCTCAAAAGTGTAGCCGTGCTGGACGATCTCTTCCTGACCTTCGGGGAACTCGCCGTGGTATTTTACGCTAGCCATATGGACCTCTCCTGTAGAATGGGGCGACCACCACTATAGCAGCCGCCCCACCTTAACGCATGAGCTTACTGTTGGGGCTCTTCGTATTCGTACTCAATCGAAACGGAGATGGTACCAGCAGTGGCGACCGTTCCCGCTGCGAAAGCAGCCGTGACCAGCAGTCGGTTGGCCGACGCACCAGTCGAGAAGAAGACGCCGGTCGTCGCCATAACATCGACCACGCCGCCTGCCGTGGTGACGGTGTTGGCCGCAAGGTAGCGGTCAACGTCGGCCACAACCGCGCCGTAACCGTTGTCTCCAATGTTCAGCGTGGTCGCGCCGCCGAGAGCGTCAGACTTGACGATCAGGGAGCGAACGAGAGCGCCGTAGGGAAGGTAGAACAGCGGCATGGTGTCAGTTGTGGTTGCACCGACAGGCACATCGACAATGGCGTGTTGAGCGCGAACCTGACCACCGCCAGCACCGAATGCTGGAATGGGAGCGCCGCGCGCGATTTGACGGGAGTTGATAACAGCCAAGTTAGTATTCCTTCTATCGTTCCCCGGCCTAGCGGTATTGCCAGACCGGGGGAATGACTAGTGGTTAGACGCTAGCGGGTGCAGCGGTGAAAATGCTGTACGTGCCATATTGGACCCCGCGATACGAAGTCTTCTTGATGCCGATGCACTCTTCGATGGCCTTGGCAGGGCGGAACTCATAGTCTTGCGAGTTGTCCGTGATCAGGCGTGGTTGTTGACCCCACGCGACAGCCAAAGCCGATTGACCAACCAGGGTGGCTTGAGCAACGTCAGTGCCAGCAGCACCAGCACCAGGAATCAGCGTCAAGTCTGCCAGTTCCTTGATGATCATGCCATTCCACAGCAGGTCGCCATTGCGGAACAGAGGATTGTCCTTGCCGCGCTCCATGGCGTCCCGATTGGCTTGGAACATCGTTGGGTCACGGCGAAGGTCGCGCATTTGACGACGGTGGACGAAGACAACGTACCACTCTTCGCCGTCCTTGGTCATGTACGGGTTGATGGCTGGTCCCGTCGCGGCGATGTCGGCAGTTCCAGCAGCGCGTTCACGGGCCAGATCAAGAACAGCCGTGCTCATCTTGTCGGCGGTGTCATCCAAGGTCGCCAGAGCCGTGGCCATGACGTTGGACGAACCGTTCGACACCAGAACGCCAAACTGAACACGGTCAGCGTTGTTGACGAGGAAGGCGTTGCGCTCGGCAGCGGTGGCGTCGGTGTAGCGAACCACAGAGTCCGGCGAGTAATAGCCGTCAGCTTGCAGCGCGCCGCGAACGACGATGCCGTTCATCTGGTCGATCAGGCCGACCTTCAGAACAAGGCGAGCGGCCCAGTCACGCAGCGAAGGACCAGCAAGGCGCAGAATGTCCATATTGCTGCGATAGCTGGACGACTTCGGAACCTTTACGGCGTTACGACGCCAACGCGTGGTGATCTTATCCGCGAACTGCTCAAGATCAACTTCGTTGCCCTCAAGCACTTGGCCGTCAGACACGCCGCCATTCTTGATGACACCCAGCAGCGGGACAATGATGTCCATGCCGCCATCAGTCTTGGACTCACGGAAGACGCGGATGATCGCGTCAGCACCTTCACCCATGAACCGATCAAAACCGGACTGACGGATGTAGGGCTTGTAGTAGTCGTTAATGAGCCACTTGGTCTCATTAAGGGCTGAGTTAATTACGGCTTCGGCCATTAGTTATCCAATGCGAATTTCACCTCCCCCCAATCCGCATTTGCCGGAACCTTGCTGCCCGATCCTGGGACGTTTGCGAGACTACGCGGCGCTCTAGGGAGAGACGGTTTCTGGGATGCAGACGTTTCCGTATGCGGTTGAGAAACAATCCAGCCCTGGCTAACAGCGTAGTCTTTGGCGAACTCCTCAGGAGATTTGCCATTCAACGTCTGGTGGGTCAGTGATCGTTGGTATTTCTGGACGACGTATTCGACGGGTGACGCTTCATTGTGAACCTTGATGCTAAGCGTCGGATCGGTCTTGGCTTGATCCTGCGCCCATGCAATCGCGGCCTCAACGGTTTCCTTGCCGTACTTAGTTTCGGCCTTGAAACCGCTGATCTCAGCCCGAGAAGCAAACTGCTCCTGAGCCCGCTGATCTAGCCACCACTGGTTAAACCCTTGCGGGTCTTCGTATGCATCTGGAATGGCTTGGGGCTGCTGCTGGACAACAGGCGCTGCCTGCACCGGCTTACTGGCCTCAAGGGCCGCTAGCCGACGCTCTAGCTCCTGCCTTGCCTCGCGCTCCTTCTTCATCGTCGCGTATGGAACCATATGCGGCGCTTCAGTGGATGGCTCAGCAGTCTCCGTGACTTCTGGCGTCTCAGGCTCTTCGACTGTCTCTACCGCTACCGGCTCAACAGTTTCAGCGACTCCCTCAACGTGATCACCAGCTTCTGCAAGCCAGTCATCGCCCATAGTGTCAACAGCATCAACCATTCGTATTCCCGTCCTGCCCGATTATCGGCGGCAATCCCGTGTACGCCCTGTTATCGGAGGCGAACCGTGGTTGTATAAATACAGCCTATCGACACGCTGCGCAAGTTAGGTTGCGTCTATGGTCTGCCCCATCTGGAACTGAGCGGCCTTCAGCACTGTATCGGCCTCTGTACCGCGCGCCTGAGCCTCGGTCAGTTCGGCCTTGGCGTTGTCCATGCGGATTTTTGCCTCTGCTGTCAGTTTGGCAAGCTCGGCCTGCATCTGCTGCATTTGCTGCTGCATCTGAGCCTGCTGTTGCGCAGCCGGATCATCCCCGCCCTTCGCCTCCTCAATGATGTCGCGGACAGCCTGCTTGTCGGAGATGGCAGACAGGGCCAGCCCGACTTTGAACGACGCCTCGGGGCCAATCGCAGCGGCCAGAGCGGGCAGCATGGGCGACAGGGCCTCAAACTGTTCAGCTTGCAGGTTCGCCGTGTCAGGAACCGTCTCGACCTCAATGTCGATGTCCATCGTGGCGAGGTTGTTCATGATCTGCGGAGGGGCGACGCCTTGCTGCTGCATAGCCTGCATAATTTCGGGCGGAACCGGATTGCCCTCGGCGTCGGCAGGTTGATTGACCGGCAGGAACTCTTGCTTGCCCTCTGCCCCCGTAATACGCACCCACCACGGTTCGGTCTTGAATTGCTTGAGGCGCATCCAGACTTGGTCCCAGATGCCTCCCTCCCAGTCTTCCAGGCGACCAAGGGCGCGAGCAATCTCGGTCATACCTGCCTGTTGCTGGATCAGCTTGGCGCGTCCCGAGGCAGATGCAGTCGATGCGTCAGACAGCACAGCGGGCGTAGGGGCTTGGCGAACAAGGGCCTGCCTCGCATCGCCAATCATCATCTGGATGCTCTGCATCAGGTCTTGCGTCGGCACGATTGACCAACCCGCAGGCAATGCGCCGTCAGGTTTAGCGGCCTCCGCCTTGGCTGTCTGTGCAGTAGCGTCAGGCGGGAAGTTCGGATCAGTCACCTGAATCTGACGGCTGTTGGCCAGATGCAGCGCGCGGGAGCTATATGCGTTAAGCTCATCCTGCGGCGACAGCATCGAACGCGTCAGGCCATAGCGCTGATTATCGATGTCGATGAAGCACGACCCC